GGCAAAAAGCTGTTATAGATGAAGTAGATTTTACAACAGCAGAACCTGGAAGCCCGTCTGTTGGTGATCGTTATATTAATACTGTAACAGGAACGAGTTCTGGTACAGCGCAATCAGTTACTGAAGATTATATATATGAATGGAATGGAACTGATTGGACTGAAACAGTTACAGAAGAAGGATATGCTTGTTATGTAGATGATGAAGATACTTATAAAGTTTATAATGGCACTTCATGGATTGATCTTAATTCCGTGCAAACTTTTACAGGATTGCAGGATACTTATGCTTCTTATTCGACGGCTAATGCTTTTGTGCAGAATAATGCCACACCAGATGGATTAATTGAAAGCACTATTACCGCTAATGGTGGAGCTGTAAGTGGATTCACAGGGATTACTTTCCCTACTGGTGGTACGATTACAACTACTAGCGGAAGTATTACTGTAAGTACAGGTAGTGGTAGCAATGATGATATTGATTTAATCCCAGATGGCACTGGTGTTATTAAGCTTGGCAAAGATCTAGATGTTAATAGTAAAGCCTTAAGTTCTGTTGCATCTATTAATACTGTAACATGGCCTGCTGCAGGTTCAACTACAGGCTATGTACTTACACTAACTGGACCAACTGCGGCAGCATGGCAAGCAGCTGGTGGTGCAGATCTGCCAGATCAAGTTAATGTTTATTATGTAGGTAAGAATGGTAATGACTCTAATGATGGTTTAAACCTATCAGTTCCTAAATTAACTTTAACAAGTGCTAATACTGCTGCTGGATCAACAGCATCTAAATTCTATATAACAGATAATGGAACCTATACAAGTGACAGTTTTATAACAATAGCAGATAGTGTGTATGACTGTAGAGCTGCTACGTTCAGTAATTCAAATATTTTCTTAAAAGCAGGAGCATCATTTTCTTGTCATAAATTTCTTGTAACTTCTGGCGATGGAATGGAACATTTTTCTGCTGCAGACGATGATCCAGCATATTTTAATGCAAATATTATAAGTAATAGTGGTAGTGGACGTGCAATAGTACATATAGGAAATGATGATAATATTCAATACTATAATATAGGACTTTTATTACATAGCTCTAGTAATTCTTGTGTTACGCATCAATTAGGAAGTGCATATTTTGATATAGATGAAGTTCGAACTAGTGGAACTGCAACTGGTAATGTTTTTAATTGTAGTGGTGGTTTAACTACGCATACATATGTACATATTAAAAAATTAGATGCTTCTGGTATGAATAGTTCCACACCTGCTTTTGTAGTTTCTGGTTCAACTCTTTATTTAGAAGTTGATGAAGTAGTTGGTGTTTCCAGTACTTATGATCTATTTGGTATTTCTAGTACTGGAGTAGTTTATTTTAACGGAAAAGATATAACAAATGCCTTAATAGATGTATCAAGCGGAGATGTTACTTATTATAGACTAGATACTGCAGTATTAAACTTTAATCCACCAAAGAATTTATTAGTTTCTGGTGATTTTTCAAAAATACCTTTATGGATTAAAGGAGTAGGACTTTCTTCATTTAGTGATGGTGACCCTGTTACACCATCATTTTTAGTATTAAGTAGTACAACTGTTGATGTTCAACGTAACACTAGTAATGAAAATGAATTAGTATTACAACTTACAGGAACTGGATATTTAGGTGGATATGAACCTTTATATTTAGATGAATTTTCAACTGTTCTTACAGACTTGAAAGCTGCTGGTGAGACATTATCTGTTGGATTATATGGTCGCGCCACTGGAATAATATCTATTAAAATAGATATTATTCAATGGGTTCCATCAACAGATGATTATTGTTTGCAGGATCCTATTGATACGTGGGGTTCAACACCTACACTAGATTCTGACGCAACAGGAACGTGGTCTTATGTTGCAAGTTCTTCAAATATTACAATAAGTGGAAGTAATTCATTAATGACTTGGAATGATATAAGTTTAGCATCATTTAATACTTCAGCTACTAGATTAGGTTTATTGATAAGAACTACTGGTAGTGAATCAAGTGGCGATGCTTTAATTATTAAAAAACTTGCAATGCATAGAGGATATAAGTTTATGGGCTTTGAGGATCGTGATGAAATAACTAAGACCGAAACTAGAATAGCTTGTACGTATAATAATAATATTGTTATAGGAACTACTGGACAAATGAGTTCTGCAATTTATAGTTGTTTTGGTTATGAGGTTGAGCCAGATGTAATGCACATAGCACATTTTAATTATAATACTACTTTAATTGATATACCAGTTGCAGCAGATGCTAATTCATACAATCCTCAAACTGGTACTGCAGGTCAAGTTCGTGAACTAGATGGCACTAACGGAACTATAGAAACAATTGATTCTATAAGTCAGCATTCTATTTCTATACGAGAAGAACCTGATGATGGCTGGACTTATAACTTCAAAATGCATGTTGTAGTTCACCCCAAACCTTATCAATAAAGGATAGTATATGTATTATTTTAGTAAATCATCAAGAGTGCGGCGAGATACTTGTCATCCACTTATTCAAGATTGGCTTAATGAGCTTATTAAATGGAGAGATTGTACGGTTGCATGGGGATATAGAGGAGAAAGCGATCAAAATGAAATGTATGCAGATGGATTAAGTAAATGCAAATTTCCTGATAGCAAACATAATAAAGATCCATCATTAGCTGTTGATGTATATCCTTATGTAGATGGACGCATGGTAAATGGTGATCAAGATGGTGATGATATTTTGATTAATAGATTCATAGGATTTGGTCAAGCGATTGCTGCTCTTCGCGGAATCCCTATTAGATCAGCAAGTGAATGGAAAGAATTTAAAGGTGATTTAGGGCATTGGGAATTATATAAAGATGTTTAGATTAAGTATTGATAATTTAATACCAATATCTAAATTAAGACATCGAAGTGTAATAAATAATGGAAAACATGTAACTTATACACCTAAAAAAACAGCTCAATATGAGGAAATAATAAAATGGCATGCTATAAAAGAAATGGGCAACAGAGTACCTTTTGATGTTGCTGTTATTATTGTTGTTATTTTTAATTTTAGTCCTCCTAAAAGTTGGTCTAGAAAGAAAAAAGAAGAAGTAATTACTAATCATTCTTTTCATGCAGTTAAACCAGATGTAGATAATCTGTTAAAAGCTGTGAAAGATGCTCTTAACGGTATTGTTTATGAAGACGATAAATTAGTATGCCAAGCTATTGTATCTAAACAATATTCTCAAATTCCTAGTGTGCATATATTAGTAGAAAAAGCTGAAGAAATAGATTATAATAAAATATTGGAAGAATTAATAAAATAAACAAGGAGGATATATGGCCTCATTAAAAGAAAGTATAAGATTAAATCTCATTTCAGAAGGTGATCTTCTAGCAGTATCTCGCAATAGTTTTTTTTCCAGAATGATTAGGTTGTGGACGAAAGAAACTTATAGTCATGTTGCAATCATTTATAAAATCAAAGATGATATTGTTACAATAGCAGAATCATTTGAAGGGAAGGGCGTACGTCTTTTACCTATCAATAAATTACTTCCTGCACATATTTTTGGGATAGATAAGAACTTATCTAAAGATGCTCGTTATTTTATCGAAAGTAAATTAGGAGAAAAATATTCTTGGTATGATTGTGCAAGAGCTGCATTAGGTTTACGACCTAAAAAAGATGATAAATGGCAATGCGCTGAATTTGCAAATGCAGTTATACGTATGAATGGCATTGAATTAGATGAGACTGCTATCACTCCTGGAGGTCTTGTAAAAGAAATTTTAAGAAAAGGTTCTGGACGTTCAATTTACATCGATAGACTTCGGTGATGAGCTGTGAGCGCAGAAGTTGTTATAAGAGAGATAACTGGAATCTTATCCGGAATTTTATTAGCTGGAGGGCTTGTCTCAGTTCTCGTTAAAAGATATTTCGTGAAAATTGATTATATTGAATCTAAATTAGAAAAAATAATTGAATTAACTACTGAAGTAGAATCCCTAAAAGAAGATGTTAGAGAAATTAAAAATGATTTAAGAAATAGATAAAAGATTCAGGTTCAGGTGGATAGGATTTTCACCTATATCTTTATTTATTTTTTATTTACTCCTTGTAGCTTGTTGCCACTAAATGTAAATAACTCGCGCAAAATAAATACTGTATTAATTTTTATACTACCGCCTGTTTTTTATTCATTATGCGAACTATCTGTTTAAAAGCCAATCTTAAAACTGTTCTTTTTTCCTGTTGATGTTCTTTAGTTTGTGATATAATAATCGCCTTTTCGAAAAGATGTCGCAAGACAGCTTTTATATCATTCTGTTGTTTTTCTTCAAAAGTAGCTATCATTATTAATCCTTTTCAGCATTGATAAAATTTTTAATAAATAATAATTCATCTTTATCATTTCTATCCATTAAAGAATATTGAATCGGATGTTGACATAGAGGTGCAATATCTTCTAAAAGTGAAATTTTTTCTCTATTATAAATTTCAACCTGAGAAGGATCGGATTCAGACGAAGTAGCACAATATCTTCTTATACTATCTAATAATGAATCAACTATTGTTTCCATTTCATCCTTTGTTAATAATACCGTTGCACTCGCAGTTTCCATTTTAAACCTCCAATATAAAAATTCATCAATTGTCATAATTTATCTTCTAAAACGGAATATCATCATCAACCTCTAATGGCTTTGTTGGATCAGGAAGTTTATTGCTATCAATTTCTTCTAAAATTCTTTCAGCAGTATTATCATTAAGCGGTCCTGATGGTTTATATCCAGTTATTGTATTATATTTTGGATTTTTTTCATCAATATCAATCTTAAGAACAATAGTTTTATTGATAAGATCATCTGTATTTAATTCTTTATAAGATGAACCTTCTTTATAAACTCCTGTTAGATATGCTACATTAGTTAATTGTTTTCTAGCAATTTCTGTAGCTACTTGATTAGGATGATTTACACAATAATTCTTAAAGATCTTACGTCTGGAATATGGTCCTTCCATTATAGTGTATTCTATCTTAACCATAATATGACCGCCTCTTGCTTCAACTGCTTCAATTGAATCTATAGAGGCGATATATTCGCCTGGCTCTATCGGTTTGAAATCACTTTCGATATCTTTCATATCGAATCCTAAATTTATAATGCTCATTCTTTTTCCTCCTTATGTAAATTATCTAGATAGTTTTCTATTTCTTTTTCCTCCTTATGTAAATTATCTAGATAGTTTTCTATATTACAATCAATATAGTTTTCTATATTACGATCAATATATGCTATATCAACTAGTTTGCTATATAATGGTTTAATATTTCTTAAATTTAATAAATCATTTATTAATAATGATATTGCCAATGCTTGATTAGGCTTTAATTCAGAACATATAATTTTTAACATTTCTTCACTATGAGTAGCAAGATCAAGTGTGTCATAATATTTATAAATATTTTCTATTGCTGCCTTCTCTTTTTCAGGTAAGTTATCAAACATTTCTGGTATTTTTTTCATTATGCGGCCTCCTTTAATAAATTATTTTTTCTGTTCATAGTTTCTTTAGTTATCCTGTTTAATGCTTCGATATAAATTTCCTCATTATTATTATGTTTTTCAAGATAACTGTTCCATTTATTTTTTTCTTCATTGCTAAAACAACTATTTTCAAGAGCTTTTAATATTTTTATTTTAAGTTCTTCAGTGTTTTTTTCGGCTGGTATTGTTTCCTGCTCCATTTCTTCCGAAGTAACAAGCCCTGAAATACTAAAAGCTCGTTTTAAAGCAAAAACTTCAGCTACTTTTATTAACATAGCACTTGGATATTCTCGCCAAATAGGATTAGATTTTTTCGCTCCATATTCTTTGAATTTTACTTCAGCTTTAAAACTATGTGACATATCTTTTCTCCAAACCTCGCAAATAGCTTTAACAGGATTACCATTATCATCATCAAGAGTGTAACTATTGATGCCGTCAAACTGACCGCTATCATGTGCTATTTTTAAATAGCCATCACGACTAGTAAACATAAGGGGAGCATCATTTGATCTATATTTTATAAACCATATCTGTTTAGCTAATGGATCAAGATCGTATTTTTTTGCTAGATGTAAAAACATTTGCAATTCATCATCCGTAGAATTTTTTGCAACAGTTTTCTTTACTAATTCTATCTGTTCTGGAGTAAAATTATTTATTCCAGCCATAGAATTGCCAGTTTTTTTTTTTACTATTTTAGTACTCATTTTGTTTCCTCCTTATTGCCACCATTTATCAGTTAGCTATTTTTCTAGCATGCGTAAAACTTCTTTTGATCGTTCTGCCAAAACTTCTACTATATTTTCAACATCTAGATTATTTAGACTATCTTGTATAGACTTAACTAATTGTTGAATTAAATTTTTCTTATCTTCAGGCATGTTTTTTATAATTAGATCTATCTGATCAGTATACGATTTTATGTCTGTAATTTGTTTTTTTATAAACGAAAAAGTATGCACTTTACTTAAGTGTTCCTCTATTACTATTCGTGAATCTATAAGTTTATTAGCCATTACTCCTCCTTTTTTACATAACCTATAATTCTATTCCATTCTGCACAAAGCCTATGGATTTCATATTCCAAATCATATAATATTTTATTGTATTTTTTTAATAATCCTTTATCAGTAATTTCTCTAAGTATATTCAGTAGATTGCTTATAGAATTATCTAATTGTATTATACTGCCATCAAATATTTCTGGATCTTGACAACGTTCGCAAATTTCCTTGTAGTATTCATTGTAACATTTCATTGTTGTTTTCCTTATTAATCTGCGTACTTTTATAATATGAATTTAATATCGATGGTGTTTTTCTCATTGCAATTGCAACAACCATCGATTCTGGATAAAATTGAGATAATGTATGTATTGTTTCATGCATACGTTTTTCATATTCTTTGCCAATATTAGTAATTGATTCTGTTAAATTTTCCATTTCTTCCTCCTGATTTTTTATTTAATCTCGACGACCATTATAGTTTATTTCGTTTAGACGTCAAGTATTTTTTTTAATTTTTTTTACTTTTTTTATTATTTTTTTATGATAGCATGGTAGGCCAATCTGCAGTTTTTGTCAATTGAGGTGGGAAAATGTCACAGAATCAATATAATATTATTTCAAATTTACGTAAATACAGAAAGTTAACTGGTTTAACATTAATGCAATTAGCTGAATTAACTGGTTTTACATCAACTAGCTTAAGCCAATGGGAAAGAGGATCTAGATTTCCTAATATGCATAATGCTATTGTTATTATTGACACTCTTAATGAAATATTATGTAAAATGAAAGCCGCTGGATTTTCTGTTAAACCAGATTTAACTTTAGATAGTATTTGGGAAATTAAAAAAAATACTGATCTTAAAGATCAGTAAAAACAGGAGGTTAATAAAATGGGCGATAAAGTTAATTGTTGGATAGGTGGCCGTTATCATTTACTTGACTTAGACGAAATCTCTGATGAGCTGTTTATTGATGATTATTTCTGGGAATATGATCCAGAACTAGATGAACCAGATGAGGTACAGAAGGAGCCAGTGATAAAAATTGAATTAGAAGAACATACGGATTATGATGCTGTAATAAAATTAATTAAAACTGCAATAATAAAAACAGGAGGTTACAATGTCTAGATATATTTGTTTGCATAGAACTATTTGGAATGATGATAAGTTCCCATTTCTAAATACAGATACACAAATAGTTGTTCTTCATTTATTTACTACTTACTATGGAAATCCTCTTGGTCTTTTTAAGGCATCAATGGGTGCATTGTCAGATGAAATTCGATGGAAGAGAAAAAGGTACGAGGATGCCATCCGGGATGCCATCTCGTATGGCATCCTCGATGCCTGCGAGAAGCATCAAATGGTCTACATAAAAAACTTCCTAAAGTACAATCCACCAACTTCGCCGAAATCTTACAAAAAATGGAACGCGATGCTAAAGTCTCTTCCAGAGTGCAAATTAAAAACCCAATGGTATCAAGACTTTAAAGCAAATAAATATGGCATCTCAGATGGCATCTGGTATGCCATCAAGGATGCCATCTCGATACCATCGGGGATGGGACCCCCGATCCAGGAACAGGAACAGGAACAGTATCAGGAGAAGGAAAAAGAAATTGTAAAAAGAAAAATCCATGCCATCCCAGATGCCAAAAAATCTTCCATCATTGTTGAGCAAACAAGTTGCTCAACGACCACCAAGGAAATCAAAATAATTTTCGAATATTGGCAAGAGGTCTTACACCATCCGCGAGCCAAGTTGGACAACAAACGCAAGCGGCTTATCGAAAGGGCTTTAAAACTTCATAGCGGAAATTCTGAACCTCTCAAGCACGCAATCCTAGGCTGCTCAAGGTCTAAGTGGCACATGGGAGACAATCCAGACGGTAAAAAATATGATGATATCGAGTTGATTTTGCGTGATGCTAGCCACATTGAAAAATTCATGCATATTGCCGATCATCCTGAAGATCAAAAAAATTCAAAGTCAGTTGCTGATATATTTATTAATGAAATAACAGGGACTTAGGATGAAAAGGGATATCGAAACAGCAAAAGAATTTACCAGGCAAATGGATCGTTTGACAATGCTGTTGGGTAAAAATTTCAGCAATTCAGCCAGTGGAGATGAGGAAAAATTGCAGGTTTATCGTGAGTACTGGAATTTTCTAGTGACGTACGAACTTGATGTCGTTATGATAGCGATTTCTGAATGTTTACAACAAGATACGTTCTGGCCTAAACCTGCAAGATTAATTAAATTATGCGAAGAAGAACTGTTTCGTAGGAGGCAAGAAATAGCAAAACGTAAAACGATTGAAGCCGAAGAAAGCAGGGAATATCATGCAGAATTGTCTTTCCAGGAAGACCTGAAACGATTAAATCCTGAGCAATATAAAAATTATATGATTGAAAAGCTAGAAAGTGAAGCTAAGAAACGAAATACGTTTCATTGATAATGATTCTCGGCAATCCTATGGGGGTACACGCTGCGATCTTTTTTTAGGAATACGATTGGGTGGGTTGAAAAAATAATTCAATGACGGGCTTTTTAGAAGCGTTTAAATGGGTGGTAAATTTTTAACCAAATTAGCTTGGTACAATTTTTCCTCAATTACCTCATCGAGATCAAACTCAAGTAAGACAGTTGTTTCTAAACGGTCTGGTTCACCTCTAGTTACCATGCGGCCTTTGGGATTAATAGTGCACTTACGGTATTCTAAAATTTTTCCATTTTCCAAGTATAAACAGCAAACAGTAGGGGCATTATCATTGTCTATTGCTTTTGTTTCAAACCAATAGTCTTCAGCTTTTTTTCTGGCATGAATTGTTAAAAATTCATCATTGTCCATATTGTCCATATTAACCAATCCTGTTCACAAAAACAGGGGGCTGAACATCTGGAAGCATTTGGCCTGGAATGGTCACACTATACAAGCTTCCGTCCACATCTATCATATAATTTTGAACATCCATGACATCAGCATGTGATGACGTTATAACGCAGCTAAAAATTAATGAAAACATGAGCATTAATGATCTAAACATCATTATCTCCTATTTTTTTTACGAGCTAAACCAGCTTTTTTATATGCTATAGCTACAGCTTGTTTAGGCTTCTTACCAGCTCTAATTTCAGTTCGAATATTTTGGCCTATTACTTTTTTTGATTTACCTTTCTTTAATGGCATTTTCTTTCTCCTGATTTGTTTAAGTTTTTGTCTATTTCCATCTTTCGCTTTGTCTCCAACTTCTTTTAAAAACGTCTAGAAAATTTTTATCTATAAGCCAATCTCTGCCAAATTTACGGGATGGTATGAATCCTTTTTGACATAAAGATTGTATTCTTCTTTGTGATTTGCCCATTTCTTTGGCAACTTCTGTTGTTGTTAAATAATTCTTATAAGACATTTATAACCTCTATTATCTTCTTAAAATAATCGGCTTGTGGAAAGTGTTGAGATTTTCAGGGAATGTGAATAAAACCACAAACCGATTAAAACAAGTTAGTAGATGAACAGCTATCTTTAAAAGGAACATTTAATGAAAGTTGTGTTGTTTTTTCATTACAATTCACCTACTAACTTGATTATTCTACAATATCCCACCCTAATGTCAAGTCTTTTTTTTCGTCTTGACGAAAAAATTGAGGAAAAAAAAGGCCATAGAAATATTCATCTGAACTTTGTTCAGCCCATTGTTGTTCTGTATTATCCATTTCTATTAGATCATTCATTGTTTTCATCTCTTACGATTTTAAATCCTGGAAAGATTATGGCCCCTTCCAAATTAGCTCCTTTTAAATCAGCTTCTCTTAAATTAGTCCATCTTAAATCAGCTCCTCTTAAATTAGCTTCTAATAAATCAGCTTCTAATAAATTAGCATATCTTAGATCAGCTCCTTTTAAATCAGCATATCTTAGATTAGATTCTGCTAAATCAGCTGTTCTTAAATTAGCATGGCTTAAATCAGTTCGGCTTAAATCAGCTCCTCTTAAATTAGCTTCTGCTAAATCAGCCCATCTTAAATTAGCATATCTTAAATTATCCTCTGATAAATCAGCCCATCTTAAATTAGAACGACTAAAATCTCTTTCGCCTTTCGCATATCTCTCTAATAGTTCTTCTGCTTTCATTATAATTTCTCCTCAAAATTCATTAGATATGTAAATTCTGTTAATGGATATTCATGCTTGTATATATCAAGATGAAATAGAGCTAATAATTCATCTACTGAGCTATTCTTTAATACTCTATAATCAGATAGATCTTCAATATCAGTTCTGATATATCGTAAGATATGATTTTTAAGTTCTTCTGGACTACGTGAATTAAGTCCGCAAGAACTTAAACTGGGTATAGGATTTTCAAAATCCGTAATGTCCTTATCTATGATTGAATAATACATAATTTCCTCCTTATTTTTTTTTGTGATCGCCAAGTATAAAAAATTCCATTTCATCTCTTATAGTATCAATAATGCCATCAGCTTTTTTTTCAAAAATTTCATTTATATTAGGCTCTAATAATTTTTTAATATATTTTTTCATTTTTTCTTCAAGTGTCAATCTTATTAATCTATTCGCTTCTTTTTCTCTATTAGCCAGATATTTACTTAAATATTTATTTTCAATAAAAAGTTTTTCTACAGATTCTTGCAGAATATATGTTGCTTGACTGTCGATGTAATTTTTAATAATTTCAAGTATTTTGCTTTGAAAATCTGTTTCATAAATATAATGCATAACTATAGTTGTTAATATATAATTTATAAGATCTTCTACAGGTTCAAAGGATTCTATTTCATCGGCTGCATCTTTTTCGATTCTATCACATATCATTTTAATGAATCCTCCTCCATTTATATAATCTTTTATTGTAATAGATATAGATTCTTTTAATTCATTGTCAAATTTATTTGATTCACACATGATTTTACCCTTTGAAAACTAAAAATATAAAAAAACCACCGATGAAAGCTAATCCAAAAAGTGTTGCTGCTAATGTCCAACAAGCGGTTCCTTCTAATTTATTTATTATCGTTTGTCTTTTGTATTCTGGAATGTTCTTATATTTATTATATAAATATGGATATATAACTATAACTATTGCTATTAATGATGTTATTAAAAAATACATATCGAGCCTCCTTAAATTAGATCTTCAATAGTAACTTCATATTTAACCATTATATCTGATAATTCTTTATTGAAAGACTCGTTAAGCTGTACCTTCAATAATTTTAATTCTTCGTCTGAAAAAGTTTTAGCTTGCCCATTTTTACCATTTAATATGTCTATAATTTCTTTTGTTTCTTTTGTGCTTAAAATACACATGATTTGTCCTCCTTTTTTAATATAAGATCTTCAATATTGAGTTGATTCCGTGATGTTTCGTGCCATAGCTTAAGTAATTGATTATCTACTTCAGAATTTAATAGTGAAATAGTTTTTTCCAGTTGATCTATTTTATGACTTAACATTACTATCCGTATCCATGCTAAAATACATACTATTAATGCTCCGCAAGGTGTAAATTGTATAAGATTATTCATTGTCTTCCCACTCCTCGGTGATGTTAAGCCTAGATTTTATCACTGCTATTGAGTTAGTAATTTCTATCCAGAATCTAACTTGATGATTAACATACCGTATAAGATAATTATTAAGTTTAGTTATACGTATCCAATTAATTAAAATAATACTTAAAGATAATCCAAATAATAATCCAAGGAATATTTCTAGTAAAGTAAGTTCATTCATCGCTGTCCTCCTCCATTCTATTAAGCCGATCTTCCATTTCTTGTATAGATCTATATAAATGATCAAAAGTATTCCTATTATGTCGATGAGTTTCAGTTAAAAACTTTAGGTCATTTTCGGTGTATTCGTAAAAATAGTTTTTAAGATTGCTTATGCAAATATAGTTGATTATATTAAAAACTATTGCGAATCCAAGTAATGTGCAAATTGTTATTGTAATAAATTCATTCATTGTCTTTCTCCTTTAATTAAAAATGGGAGGGCGGAGAGATACGTTAGTTTTTTTTATTTAGAAGTATATTTTTGTTCTTATGTCTTGTTATTCTTCTTGATAAAATCATCTCTCCATTAAAAACTCTAATTAAGCAAAGCTTGCCTAGGAGTATAAGGCCCTTCTTTTAGTAAGGCTTGTAATCCTTCAACAAGTCTACTCTCCCATATTTTCGCATTTATTTGTGTTACTAGATTGCATGCTTTTTTTATGTCGTTACCATTTAATAAATAAGCATCTAGCGCTTCTTGTAGTAAAAAATTATATGTCTTCATTTTCTCTTCCTTTTATATTGTGGGCATTCTCCCTTTTTAATATGCGTCATTGCTTTAGTAAATCCAGCCATATCATTCCAATCATATGAGCATTCATATAATTCATAAAAGTATATTAGTTTTTCTTCTGGATGATAATTGCATTCAGTTTGAATCTCTGCAAAACAACAGGTTTTACAGTCTCTTTGTTTAGGTTTTCTTTTAAATAAATTCATTTTCGTTTTTCTCAATTTTTGCTGTTATATAAAGTGATAGAATAATTCCTATTATCCAACTGCTCACTATAGCGAGTAATAGCGCTCCTATCAATGAATAAACGGGATATAATGCAGATAAATTAAACATTTTATTTCTCCTTTGTGAAATTGGCTTTTTCTGAAATAGCCTTTTTTAGATTAGCATTTCTTAAATTAGCTCTGTTAAAATTAGTATTTATTAAACTAGTGTAAAATAGATTAGCATTTTCGAGATTAGCATTTTCAAAATTGGCTCCGTCAAAAGAAGACATGCGCATATCACAATTTTTTAAGTTTGAGTTACTAAAATTAACATTTTCAAAATCAAGATCGCTTAGATCAAGATCGCTTAGATCAAGATTACTGAAGTTTGTGATGCCTTTATTATACATTTCAAATAGTTCTTTTTCTGAAATAGCCTTTTTTAAATTAGTCATTTTCGTTCTCCTTTTAAAAATTGATAATAAAATATTATCAACAACAACACTATATTTTTATATCTTATATACACATTATAGCGTCATAACGTCATATGTCAAGTCTTTTTTTAAATAAATTTACAAAAAAATAATAATTGCTTAATTATATACAATATTTTATACTAGCCTTTGTGAACAGGTTGAATTTTATATTTAGTTCGTTATGGCGTTTAATTTGAGGAGAAATAAATGATAACATCGTCTGAGATATACTGGATTACGAGGGCTACGTCGATTTGGAATGTAGTCTTAATTTTTACTGCCATTTTGGTTGTGTTAACGATTTTAACGATGCTGGCTTTTACAGAAGAATATAATAAAGAGAAAATTATGGAAATAATTTCTAATAGCTCGAAAAAAACTTTAAACAGTGATCATCTTTTTAAAGTTTTTATCTTTCTTTCTTTTTTAACGATAATATTTACTTTTTCTCTTGTATTTATACCTAAAACACCTGATTTAGTAGCGATGAAAGTTTTGCCTGTTATGTTGAATAATGAAGACATGCAGAATATAGGACCTAATGCTGCAAAAGTGGTAAATGTGCAATTAAAACAATGGCTTGACAAAAATTTAGAAGGTAAAACATGAAGGCTATAATTGAATTTGATCTTCCAGAAGATAAAGAGGAATTTGATGGTGCGCGAAAGGCCTCAGATTTTTGGCTTTGTTTAGATGCTATTGATGGATATTTAAGAAATCTGATCAAAAATGGAGATTGCGATTATGCTGAGAAATTATATGAATATTTCCTGGAAATATTAGAAGATTATAATGTGACGCTGGATGAATATAGTTAAGTTCCACGTGGGACATTTGGAGGAGAAATGGAAAAATGTAAAGGTTGCTTATATCTTCTTACAGCTGAGAAGAATAATAGTTTCTGTGCTGAAAAATCTCATGTACAAGAAGCTGAAGCAGAAAATAATTTATATAAAGTGCTTTATGTTATTAAAAAAACTTGACAAATGCCCAGAAAAATGTAATAGATTCAAGGTTAAGGAGGAGTAATAATGAAAAAGATATCAACTGGATGTAAAAGACATATCTTTTGAAGGATTAAGAGAATATTTGAAAAATAAAGATATTGAAGGAATAGTTTTTTATAAACATATGAATGAAGCTGATAATGTTATGTGCAAAATAAAGAAAAAAGATTTTGGATTTAAAAGATGAATAAAACTACGACAGATATACACTAAAGAATAGGCCGTTTGTGCGGAAAAAAAACGGAAATATTAGATAATGATAAATAAAGATAAAACAGAGAACGCAGTAACGATTATAGATAATAGAGACAGTAAAGGAAGATTTGCGAAGGGAAATAATTGCGCAGTCAGAACTGTTGAGGCTCGTAAACAAACGCTTATTCTTAAACAGTTCATGACGATGGATGATTTCTTAGAGATCAATGCTAAAGCGATAGAAATGGCTAAAGCAGGTGATCAAAAGATGATGAAGCTATTTCTAGAGCCGCTGATTCCTAATCGTGTTGATGCTACTATCTATTGTGACGGATGGGATAAAGGGACAACGCAGGAAAGATTACAAGCTATAATAGATCATGTTAATGCTGGAGTTATTACGCCATTAGAAGGCGAACGTTTATCTAATATCGTAGACAAGTATACTCGAAGTGTAGAGATGGTGGAGCTATCTAATAAGATTGATTCTCTAATAGAAGAAAAAGAAAGGAGGGAAAGTGAAAATGTGTGATGAATATGATGAAAAAATAAAGAAAGCCATAGAAAGAGCTATTAAAACTATTGATGAAGCGTTAACTGATTATGGTAGAAAAGATGAGAACGACAATTTGCGTACCTTTTTAATTGCTACTTTAGCACAAAGTGAAATAGATATTTTAAAGAAAAAGCAGCGGCAAACTGACCGTGTTGTAGCTGAATGTAGAGGAATGACCGCAGCGATAAGACAACTTAATGAGACTTACGATGAACGTAAGCCAGCCAGCATGAAAGGAAAAAAGGACAACAATAATGAAAAAAAAAGAATGGCTTGAACAGGAAATAATACGTGTTGAAGAACATATATCAGTTCTTTCTTTTGTGTTAGATACATTAAATCGTTCAGAAGAATGGGACTCTGTTGAAAAATATCAAAAAGGAATAGAATCTACTAAAAAGAAAATTAGAAGCATGAAGAATTCTTATGAGAGCTATATGGATATATTGGATGAAGAGATTAAAATGTATTGGAGAAGAAAATGCATTTTGGAAAAATGTTAATCTAGACATAGCAACGAATTACTTTGGTGAATACGATGACGAAAGATACAAAAAGACAGGTCAGGAATTGACAGATTTAAAATCTATTTTCGATAAATTAGAAAGAAAAATAAGAAATAAAAAGCGTATAATATGAATAAAATATAGGAAATAAATTTATATGAGAACAAATAATTTAGATATTGTTGAAGAGCATCGTTATTTTTCAAAAGTTATAGACGATATACACAAACGTCTATATCAGTTACACAGAGACATTGAAGAATTAAAGCAATTTAAAGATATGTTTAAATGTAGTGAAAAAAGACCTGACAAATGGTGTCAAACTAAAACATGACTAAAACATTATCTCAATTACAAATCAATACCAAATCCTTAGAAAAATACTATTCCAACGAAAAAGAAATTCATTTCACACTTAATGATGATTATTCATCGTCTGTTTTGGGCCGTTCTAAGGCCTACAAGCCCAATAAAACAGCTCAGGCATTCCATGCATCAAATGATCTAATTAAAACGATTCTAGGGCCTTTCAGGTCCGGTAAATCGGTTATGAGCTGTCATGAGATAATCTATCGAACTTGTCGAATGCCTAAATGTCATGATGGTGTTCGAAGAAGCAGGTGGATTATCGTTCGAAATACTATTGGACGTTTAGAGACAACGACTGTTAATACATGGCTTCAATGGTTTTCTAGGCTTCCATGCGTTTCTAGACGCAAGAAACCAGTTCTAACTTATACATATAGATTTAATGATGGTAATGGAATAATAGAGCTCGAGATATTATTTATGGGTTTGGATCGTGAAGATCAAAGAGATGCTCTTGAATCATTAGAAGTAACAGGTGCATATTTTAATGAGGTCCAACATATTCCGTACGGTATATTTTCGCATATGACTGCTCGTGTTGGTCAATATCCTGCTAAGTGGCAAATAGATGAGCCTTTCTGGGGTGGGATTATATCTGATACAAACCCTCCTGATACTGATCATTGGTTATATAATTATTTCGAAGTAGATAAGATTGAAGGTACGACTTTATTCAGGCAGCCGCCAGGATTGATTAAGAATGAAAATAATCAATGGAAAGACAATCCAGAAGCAGACAATATAGAGAATCTCAAAGAAGGGTATTATTTAGATTATGCTAGACAGAATAAGTTTAGAGAAGAGATTATAAAAGTATATTGTCGAGGTGAGTGGGGCATTGTTGTTAAAGGTAAGCATGTCTTTGATGAGTATAATGATGATGTTCATAGTATAGATGAAGTTCCATTGCTTAAGAATGAAACTATTTATTTGTGTTGGGATTTTGGCCTTACTCCTGCTTGTCTTATTATGCAGTTTAGAGATGATGGACAATTAAGATGTATTAAAGAGTTTACAACCGAACGTATGTTTATAAGAGAACTTGCTCGAGATGTGGTCAAACCATTTATAGATATGAATTATGCTGGATGTCCTGTCATTTCTGTTGGTGATCCTTCTGGTGATGCTGGTGGTGGAGTTTCAGAAGCAGCAATAAGTGCGATGGAGATCTTAAGAGAGGAAGGTATAGAAACTAATCAAGCACGAACAAATGTTTTATTACCCAGATTGGAATCTGTTAAATATTTCTTGACAAGATTGATTTCTGGTGAACCAGCATTGTTGCTTTCTCGTGCACATTGTCCTATACTTCGCAAAAGTATGAATGGATATTACTATTATAAGCGTATGCGTGTGATAGGCGATGAATCTTATAGGGATGTTCCCAATAAGAATCATCCATTTAGTGATATTGCCGATTGTTTACAATACGGAGCGATGGAAGGTTATCAGGTGAATAAAGCACCTCCTGTATCTGAAAATAAGCCTTACTATCAACCAGAGAGTTCTTGGATTTAAATGAGGAAAGAAAGATGAGTTATGAAAGTAAAACCGATAAAGATATGTTAGCTGAAATAAAAAAAGACATTAATTCGTGGTTTGATTATTTTATGGATAATATTAATAGATATAAAGAGGAAGTAAGATTTACTGTTCTTGGAGATCAATGGAATGAAAATGATAAAGCTGAATATGAAGAGCGCCGAAAACCAATGCTCACCGTCAATAAGCTTTATTCTTATATCCAGCAAATAGTTGGAGAACAAAGAGCAAATACTGCTGATATCGAGCTTAGCACAGATGAAAATGTAGATAAAAAAATAATAGATATACATGAAGGTTTAGTACGAGATATTGCTTATGATTCTAAAGGTGAGATCGCAGCACAAACAGGTTTTGAATGTGCTCTTTTAGGTTATGGTGCAATGGCTGTCGGTACAGAATATGAAGATCCTAATAGTTTTAATCAACGAATAAAGATAGAGACAGTTAAAGATCCAATAACTGTTTTTTTTGATCCTGCTGCTAAAGATGTAACTAAAGCAGACGGTGATTTTTGTGGGATTTGGAATATATTAAGTCATGATGAATTCAAAGCTATGTGGCCTAACAAAGAAATCACAACAGGCTTACCTCTTGTCGAAAATAATGTTTCAGGTATATTTGATTGGATGACTAAAGATGATGTTGCTGTTGCTGATGTTTATAAAAAGAAATGGAAGAGGAAAAAGATTGCATTATTAAGTAATGGCGAAGTAGTAGACGCAAAAGATGCAGATGAAATTATAAGTGCATATTACGCTCAATACGCAACTGATCAGTATGGAAATTATGTTGATAATTTTGTACCGTTAGAGATTATCGATGAAAGATGGACTAAAGATTATGATATATGGCATTACAAAATCAGTGGAGTTGAAGTCTTAGAGAAAACGAAGTGGTCTTCTAAGCTTTTACCTATAGTATTTATGGATGGCAATTCGTTCACTACAGATGGTCAGCAGATTACAAGATCATTTACTCAGTTTACTCATGATGCGCAAAAATATTATAATTTCCTAAAAAGTGATATATGTCAATATGTTAAGAGTGGTCGTAAAGAGCAATGGTATGGTGATGCTGATTGTATAGCTGGATATGAAGATGTGTGGAAAAATCCAGATAGAGTACAAGGCTTGCTTCCTTTCAAAACTGTTCCTGGTAAACAACCTCCATCTAGAACAAATCCTATTGAAATTCCTAATTCATTAATGGCTCAACAAGCTTATGTCGATACTGAAATTCATACTATTTTAGGCATATTTCAATCTACTAGAGGAGATATAGGAAATGAAATCAGTGGAGTTGCTATAGCAAATAAAATTAGACAAGGTCATAGTAGTGCTTATGTTTATATAGATAATCGTAATAGAGCTATGGAACAGATAGGCAGAATTGTCGTATCATTAATTCCTCATATTTATGATACTGAAAGAACAATATTTATTACTGATGCTGATAATCAACAAAAGAGTGTCAAGATCAATGATGGCCAAAATAACATATCTAAGGCCAAATTTAATATTAAAGTTAAAGCTGGTTCATCATTTGCAATGCAGAAAGTTGAAAACAGAACTTCTATGAAAGATCTAATGCAAGTATATCCAGATTCTAGACCTTATTTAGTTGGTGAATACGTGAAGAATCTAGATTTGAATAATGCTGTTCAATTGTCTCGAGAGCTTGACGATGCATTAGTTCCAGAAGTTGTAAAAGCCAAACGTGAAGGACGACAACCAGCTCCTCAACCTCCTAATCCTATGATGATAGCTCAGATGCAGAATCTTCATGCTGATACACAGAAAAAGCAATCAGAAGCGGTCAAAAATCAATCTACAGCCATGAAAAATCAGGCAGATACTCAAATTGAGGGTATTGCAACTATAGATAATCTTATGAATTCACATATGGATCGCACACATGAGAATGCTAGATTAGATATGCAGAACAGAAAGATTGATGCTGAGATGTATAAAGCTCAAACTGAGCTTATAGATAAGATGATAACTACTACAGAAAAAGGAGTTCAATGAATATATTACTCTATAACAAGAAAGGCGAGAAATGGAGCGCCACATCTGAAGAATATGAAGCTGTTAAAAAGTATAATGGCTGGAGCAGGACTTTTCAATCTGACGGTTGGAGCGCAACGCCTCCATTAAACATTAGAATTAAGGTTGTTATAGATAGGCTATTAAAAGTATTAAGAAGGAAATAGGATTATGAGTAGAAAAAAACACTGGTACGGAAAGGATGATATCACTCGTGAAGAGCTTGAAGAACTTCTTGCAGGAGATGATGAGCAAATGAAAGCTAAAGCACAATATGATCTTGATCGTCTTGATAGATTAGAGCAATAATCACCCAATCTATTGTAAATAACAATAAATAAACAATGATCTTTTGCTCTTCTATCTGTTTATTCTGACGTTGATGTACGTAAACCGTGATTGGCAAACCAAGCATCAACCTCTTTAATGGGATATAAGATATGTCCACGCACCTTAATATATGGTGGGCTTGAACCATCCCATCTTGCCCTCTGAAACCACGCCCTACTGTAAGAGTAGCGAGTTGCTGCCTCCTTTTCGTCTATATATAGTTTTTCTGTACCTGTCATTGTGCCCTCCGTTATTAAAAGTTTCTAATTAGCATTTATTTGCTGGAACGACGGCAATAATATGGTTTTTTTTATACTTTACAACAGGCAGGGGGTTCGGGGTTGCCTGGGGGGAGGGGGCAGGCGCGGGGTTTTTAAGTAATTGATTTCTAACAATTTTATGAGGTGATGGGTTTTTTTTATTTAAAGGAACCCACAAGGGGTTAGGGGTTCTAGGTATACCTGGGTATAAGCTTGAATAACATACTGATTCTATAAATATTTTTGAGTGTACGCTTTGGTGTTTTTTGTGGTTTTGTGCACAAACAGGTATAAGCTTGAATAAAGGTGGGTGCCACTCGGGAGGATTTTATTCTTTAAGTCTTAAATAATTATATAAAGTTGGTTTACTTATATTATATATTTTACAAATTTCTTTAATTGTGCTTGATTTCTTTTCATATAATTCTATTAATCTCTCTATTTGTTTATCATTTAGTAATCTAGGTCTACCTCCATAAAGACCTCTTTTACGTGCGGCTTTTAATCCTGCTTGTGTTCTTTCGACGATTATATCATGCTCAAATTCTGCTAATGCTCCAAAAATGTGAAATATTAATTTTCCAGAACTTGTTGTCGTATCGATATTTTCTTGTAAGCTTTTAAATCCGATTTGTTTATCATTTAATAATTGGATAGTTTTTATTAGATGTGTAATTGAACGCCCTAATCTATCAAGTTTCCATACAACAATAACGTCATTTTTACGTACATAATTTATAGCTTTATCAAGACCTAATCTTTCTGCTTTTTTACCATTAGCGACATCACTATATATTTTTTCGCAACCATCTTTTTTTAGAGCATCTATTTGTAGATTTAGACTTTGATCACTTGTAGAAACTCTTGCGTATCCTATTTTCATAGTATATCTCCTTTGTTGAAAAGAGCGGATCGTACAATAACTCAATAATTATTTCAAGTTAATTGACTTTGTTTATTAGACGGCTTTATTCACTCAAAATAAGCAAGATATAATGATATTTTTAATCTATTTGTTAAAGTAAAGAAAACGATCGTTTTTTAGGCGCATATAATATTTATCATGTAATAAATATGAAAAAACATATAATATTTAGTTGACATTGTCCCAATAAAATCCTAAACTTGCATTTGTATACTCTTATATAAGATATGAAACCATATTTAAATAAGAGGCCTTTTACAGCAGAGGTATTGGCTGGTGAGGCGAATATGTAGCCATAAAACGCATAGTAGGAAAAGGAGATATAATGTCAGAAGTAACAGAAGCGGCCCCAGAAGGGCAAGAAGAAGTTATAACTGAGGATTTAGATAGTGTTTTCCCAGAGACTGAAGAAGTTACTGAGGAAGCTGTATCTGATGACGAAAACACGGAGATTGAAACTCCGGCTGAAGATGAAAAGAAAGACGAAGAAAAAGCATCAGAAGAATCTGAGGAGCTAGAGGCTCTTAAAGATGCTCCTGATTGGGCTAAGAAAGAGAAATGGTTAAAAGATCGCCTTGCTAGGCAAGACCGTAAGCATAAAAGAGAGCTAGAAGAGCTCGCTCGGGCAGCTGAAGTTAAAACGAGTCAAGAAAAGGCTCAATTTAATGAAGTTTTGACCGAAGAGCAGAAACAAGAGATTCAACGTCGTGAAATAGAGGCGCAGAATCAACAGTTTCAGTTAAATGAGCTTGCTAAAGAGCAAAGATTTGCTGAAAAAATGCGAGAAAAAGCCGTTAATATTGAGGATTTTAGTGATAGTGTCCTTAATTTAGAAAAAAACGGTGCATTTACTGAAACAATGCTTTTAGCTGCTAAAAATTCTCCTAATGGTCCGGATGTCATCTATCATCTATCAAAAAATCAAAGAGAAGCTGCACGTATCTCCAGATTGCCGCTTGAACAACAGGTAAGAGAGATGTATATGGTTGAGGCTGATATGTTAAATCGTACAAAGCCAATAAAATCATCTGCACCCCCTCCTATCGATTCAACAAAGGCAGTCCCTAAATCAAAAACAGCTGATCCTACCGAAATGAGTTTTGCTCAAATGGTAGAAGCTGAAAAAAATAAATACGGACAATAATTTTAGGGTCTTTACAATAAGTCTCTGAAATTATTTAATTTTTTTGATTTATTATGGAGACATTAAAATGGCTAATACTCTTATTAATAGTACGCTGTTATCCAAACAAGCTGCTGCGTACTTCAAACTAAACAACACTTTCATTGCTACTGCTAATCGTCAATACGATGGTATGTTTAGTGATAATACATATGATGCTGGTCAAACAATTAATATTAGACTTGATAATCAACATATCGTACAACGTGGTGATGCAGTAACTGCAAGTGATATAAAAGAAACATATTTACCACTTACTTTACAGGATTTATATACTGTATATGTAAATTATTCGACTGTAGATTTATCTACAACATTACGATACAACACATGGAAAGAACGTGTATTACTTCCTGCTGTTCAGAATATTATTGCTGATATTAATAAAGATATTGCAGCAGCTGCTGCTAACAGCATTTATTTAACAACTGGAACTCCAGGATCTTCAATTAATACTTTTGCTGAAGTTGATATTGCAGGTGCAATATTGGCAGAACAAGGTGTTGATCAGGGTAAAGATTGGTTTTTTGCTATAAATCATCGTGATGGTTCAGCATTGAAAACAGCATTACAAAACTCATTTAATACAACCTTAAATAAAGAAATTAGTTTTGGTTCAAGAATGGGTAAATTATCATATTTTGATTTTTACTATGATCAAAGTATTGCTCGACATCAATCTTATACTGGAGATTATGGTACTCCTGTAGTCAATGGTGCGGTTTCTTCTGGAAATAGTATTGTAGCTTCTGGTTTTACTGGTTCCATTACTGGAATATTAAAACAAGGAGATGTAATTGAAATTACTCATGACACTTTACAACCTTATTTTGTAAATAGGGTAAATAAAGTAAATACTGGTCAATACGCACAATTTGTAGTTACAGCTGATGCTGATTCTAGTGCTGGTGGTGCGGTTACTATTCCTGTAAGCCCAACCATCAACATTGATACATCTGATCCTAATCAGAACTTATCAGGTGCGATTCCTGATGGTGCAACTATTACTGTTATCCGAAAAGGAACAGTTGCTGATGGTCTTGATGGATTACAAAATGTGAACTTAGCATATTCTTCTTCTGGATTATATGCTGTATGTCCACCTCTAGAAAAATTAGATGGTCAAGATAGTTCAACATTTACAGATCCTGAAACAGGATGGTCACTTCGTGTATCTAAAGGTAGCGATATAGCTAATAACGTCAATCAATTACGTATTGACGTACTTTGTGGATACCTATGGATTCCATCACAAGCTGTTAGGGTCGTATCCTAAATAATTGTTAAGGAGGGGGTTATTCTCCCTCCTTTCATTTGTATTATTTTAGGAGGATAAAATGGCTACACCGACATATCGGACTGTTAACGATATAATAGAAAAAGCATACAGAATAATAAATGTTAAATCTGATGATCGAAATTTAACTGGAGATCAAGTAACAGAAGGATTGTATTCTCTTAATGTTTTGCTTGATGAACTTTCTGGAAATGGTTCATATATTCCATTATTTAATGAAATTGAAATTTCTTTAACTCCAGGAGAAAGAGAAGTAGTTTTTTCAAAGCATTATCCAGCAACTGCAATTAATATTACGAAGCTTTCACATGTTTCAATAATTGAAGATGGGACTTTGTATCCAGTTGAAATTTTAAGTGATACTTTATATTTTGAAGGAAATTCTCTTACAGCTACAGGTCGTCCTACGAAATGCTATTTTACAAATAGAATGGAGCCAACATTAACTCCACATCGTTTAATGGAATCAGTTATTACATTTTATAAAACACCTGATAAAGCATATACATGTTCAATTAAGGCAAAAACATGTATTACAACTCAAGCTTTAAATACTGAGATTGATGGTATTCCACCATACATGATATTTTATTTAGAAAATGCCTTAGCGAGAATGTTACATCGTAATTATCCTGCAAGTAAATGGGATGAAGTAGATGAAGCATATTATAAACAGAGCAGAGATGACATGATTGCAAGTAATGCAAGAAATTTGGATATTAATGATATTTCCATGTTTAGAAAAGATAATTATATAACTAATTTAGCATCATTGAGTTAATTTATGAGTATTTTAAAGACAGTGAATTTAGATATCATAGGAGATTATGCTCGTCATGGTTATGACGAATTTGATCCCAAACGAACTCTAAATATGTACGCTGCTGTTGATCCTCAAGGAAAGAATAAAAAATCTTTGTTCACGCGCCCCGGCTTAAAAGAAGTTAAGACTTTAGTTCGAAGAGGGCGAGGATCAGGACGAGGAAGGGCAGCGCATGTCTTTGATAACAAAGTATTTATTGTAATTGACGATAGAATATATTTTTTAGATACATCATTAAATATTGTTTATCTCGGAGAAATTCTAACGGATAGAGGGTATGTAGGGATCGAAGACAATGGGACAGAGTGTGTCTTTGTGGACGGGAAAGGGGGCTGGGTTTATAGTAAAGATACTGGCTTATTAACTGAAATAACAGCCCCTGGTTTCCTAGATAATCCTGTAGATGTGACGGTTCTAGCACAAAGATTTATTGTATGTCAGGCTGAAAGTGATTCATGGGGAATTTCAGGAATAAATGATGCTAATTCATGGGATACATTAGATAGGGCTAAATTAACAGCATATCCTGATGTATTTACAGGATTGGGGCGTCTAAGAGGTCTGTTATACCTCTTTGGACAGCGTTCTGTTGAGGTTTGGTACGATTCTGGTCAGGCATTTCCGTTTAGCCAGCAATCTGTACAGACATTGGATTATGGGTGTGCTTCAGCTGGAAGTATAGCTATAAATTTCGAACATGCGATTTGGCTTGCAAGATATTACAACGGTCAAGTCGCGATAGTTATGACGACAGGTGGAGAGCCTACAAGAATAAGTACAGCTGCTATAGAAGAAGAATTAGCATTATATGAAAACCCAGAAGATGCAAGCGCATACATCTTCAAGAATAGGATTGGGTATATCTTCTATGTCATTAATTTTACTGAAGATAATAGGACGTGGATGTATTGCTTGAATACACAAAGCTGGTCTCAATTATCACATAAAGATGAGGATAGATGGTTACCAGAAGCGTATTTTTATTATAATGATAAGCATTATGTCTTGCCTTATAACGCAAATTCTATTTTAGAATTATCTGATCAAATTTATGATGATAATGGTATTGCTATAAGAAAAATGCGTGAAGTTGGTGTCTTTTCATTACCTAATTATAAAAATCATAATATTCATGAAATATGGTTTGATTTAAAAACAGGTACAGGTACTGAATATGGGAAAAATGAAGATCCATTATTGAGATTAGAAATATCTCGAGATGGTGGTATTACATATGGAAATCAATTAAGTCAGAAAATTGGAAAGATAGGTAAAAGAAAAACTGAAGTACGGTTTTTTAATTTAGGAATTAGTGCAGATACAGTTTTAAGAATAGAAAATTACAATGATTTACCTCTCGTTTTGTTGGGGTGTTCAATGACAGTAGGAGTACCTAATGCTTGAAAAACAACCTTTTGACAATATAGCAGGAAGTTATTTTATTAATCAGAAATGGAGCAGATGGTTCGAACGGGCTACACATGCTATTAATTTCTCTACTACACCGTCAGATACGCTTGTTTTGGCAGCATCTGATCAGATTAGAGTTACTACAGGAATTATGAGGATTAAAGGCTCTAGTGTGGGAACTACAACTTTAGGATATCCGCAGATTACAGTAGGAGAAGATGGCCAATCATTAACGGTTGAATGTATGAGTGATACACATAAGATCAAACTTGTTGATGGAAATGGGCTTCAGTTAGCTGGAGGAGCTGATTATGAGATGGGCGAAGGAGATGTAATATCATTCCATTATAATGAACTGCGTAAATTGTGGATTGAAAATAGTAGAAGTAATAATTAAAGGAGAATAGATATGTTTGCAGCAGCATTACCATATATAGCCGAACTTGGTGGAGGCATACTTGGTCAGTATTTAGGTGGTAGAGGAGATGATTTTACTGGAGGAGGAGAAAAAACTCTACAACAAGCACAAGATTATATTAAACAAATGGGTCAGCAAGCAATAGGTCAATTAGCACCATATCAGCAGATGGGTTATGGTGGCTTACAAAAATATGCTCAAGCGTTACAGCCCTATGGTGATCCTTCTCAAATGTACTCACAGATTATGAGCGGATATCAATTATCTCCAGCTGCTCAATTTCAACAACAAGAAGGATTGAAACAATTGCAAAACGCTATGGAAGCTAGAGGTATGGCAGGATCCGGTCAGGAAATGAAAGATATTTTAGGCTATTCTCAAGGATTAGCATCGCAAGATATGCAACAATATTTACAAAATATTTTAGGTATGGGTCAGACATATCTAGGTGGTACAGCTGGATTAGGCCAGATGGGCTTAGGTGCTGCAGGTCAGATGGGCCAATTTGGGCTCACATCCGCAGGTCAATATGGAAATCTAGCTGCACAATTAGCACAAGTTCAAGCACAAGCTGAAGCTCAAAAAGCCGCATCAGCTAGTGGAATTGGTCAATACTTAGGTGAATTTGGTGGTGGTCTTGCTGGCGATATTGCGAGCACATTTTTATAAAGGAGAAAGGTTATGGTAGCATTTGATCCAAGAGCAGCAGCAATAGGTGGGCAAGCAGCCCGCAGCTTATTAACATCACCATATACTGTTCCTATGGCTCGAGCTAATTTAGCTCAATTACAAGCACAAACACAATTGGCTCAAGCTAGAGCACAAGACCCTATTTCTTTGATTTCTGGAAATGATCCAGCTGCCCAAGCTCTCAAATTAAATGCATTAAAGACTCAATACGGAGAGCAAAGCGATGTATATCAGAACGCTTTAAGGCAATATAATGCACAGATGGTTTATAAAGAACAGTTAGCAAAGTATTTGCCAGCTAGATTTCTTACTCAAACAGGTAAATCAGGCCTTGAAGAAGCACGTACTCAACAACAAATAGCTCCAACTGGAGAACCATGGGCTCAGGCTATAAGACCTACTGTTGGGGCTTTAGCTGGAGCATTGCAAGGTCAACCACAAGGAATGCTGCCTACCGTTGGCGCACAGCCTGCTCAACAAGCTTTAGTACAATCCGGACAGCAATTGCCAACCCAACCAGCTGGCCAGCCTCAAGCCCCTGCTGTTGTTGCTCAGCAAGCAGTTCCTGGAGAACAAGCACCTGAATTTGCAAAAGAATTGCCAGCACAATATGAGCTATTAAGGCAGAAAACAGTAACTGATCCAATAGTACGACAAAAAGTATTGTATGCTAATAATGTTGAAAATACTTTAGCCAGAATGGATTCTAGTGTTATCCCTATTTATTCAGGAGTAAAAGGGCAAGCTAAGCTTTTAAAAGATTCTGCTTTAGCTCAAGCAGGTACTATAACTCCAGATTATCAAAGATATCAGCAGTTTGTTGCTGATTCCAAATTATTGTCATCACAATTAAGACAATTTTATGGAGATTCAGTAACACCTGAAGGAATGAAAAGAATTGAAGAACTTGCTAATCCAACATCTATATTTCTAGCTGGAGGAGCGGCTTTAGAGCGATTTAATGCTATGAAAGATACTGTTCGGGCTGAATTGAAGACATGGCAAGATGCACTAGGTATACCTGAAATTTATAGAAAAGGTAAGATTTATCCTTCACCTAGAATTGTAAAAGGCCAAGATAATTTGTTAATTCCTGGCGTTCCTAATTCTACACAAGAAAATATAGATCATACGGCTAAACAACTTGGAATATCTACGGATGAAGTAATTCGAAGATTAAGACAAAAACATGGGGTAGCATAATGCCAAAAATGTTATTAACAGAAGAAGATTTAAAACAGCCTGAACCAACAGAAGCTGGACCTATTAATTTATTAGCTGAACAAACAGCTCCTGGTGCTGCATTGCCTGCTCAGCATCCTTTATTACAAGCTTTAGGAGGTGTTGGTAGAGCTGCTGTTGCAATGCCTGCGGCTGCAGGACAGGAATTAGCTCAACAATTAATGAATTTAGTTACAGGTGCGGCCAATATTCCTAGGCGAGTAGTAGGGGCACAACCTTTAGAGCGATATCAAGTCCCAGAAGCACCCGGACGTAGGACATTGCCAGGACGTGTTGGTGGAGTGCTCGGAGATATTCTTGGTTATGGTGGAACAGCGGCTGCTATGGGTCCTCTCGGCCTCGCAGAGACGTTAACTCCATTAGGTGAACAGGCAGCAATAGGCGGAGTATACGGCGCAACACAGGCTCCTACAGCGCCTGAAAGAGGTGCTATTGTAGGAGGACTTGCTGGTGCTGGTTTACATTTAGGTGGAGTAGGTGCAGGAAAGCTAGCACAGGCTGCTGCTAAAAGAGCAGAAGTTGTTTATCCACAGGCACGTGCTTCACTAGATAATATGTTAACAAGATTTAGAGGAGCTAGTAGTAAAGAAACATCTGCACAAGATATTTATGATCGAGCAGCGCGACATTTTGAAGAATTAAAAGGTAGTGATCAAGAAGGTGATATTACAGGTGTAGGACGATGGATACAACCTGAAGATAGTATTAGAGCAGCTTATGAAAAACCTAAAGAAATAAGCAGAGAATTAGGTGTTACAATTGATATGAGGCCTTATTTAGACAGAATGAATAAATATAAGGGTGCTGAAGCAGCTAAATACGCTAGATTTGGTGAAGAAATCTTACCTGCAGATGTTAAAGAATATTTAGAAGAAAGATTATTAAAGCCTAAAATCACGACATTTGAAGAAGCAGATCTTGCTAAACAGAATTTAAATGATGAATTTGGGCGCTTTAAGCCAGATGACCCTAGACGACATTTGGTCTTAGAAGCGAAAGAGGGTTTAAGGGACTCAGTTAGAAAATCAACGACCGACTACATAGATGAAAACATAAGAAAACTTACATCTGAAAATAAAGAAGCAAATGCAGAAGAGATTGAGTCCCTTAAAAATAAAAAGGAATCTATATCTAAATTATGGGAAGAGGCAGATAGAAGATATAAAGAAGAACTTCTACCATTTAAGAAAACACCGGGAAAAAAGGTAAATACTTCACCATTTTATATGCGATATGCAAAAGGTAAACCCGTTTCGGGAATGGTTGAAGAATATGTAAAGCCTGGTGCTCAAAAAGATCAATCAGAATTATTAGAAAACTTATCACACATGATGCCTGATGAAGAATCTAGAAATCTTATTGCCTATCATCATTTTAGAAATGAAGAAGGTGATCCTGCTGCATTTCTAAGAAAATACATGAAGTTAGGTGAGAAACAAAAAGGAGTAATGTTTAGCGAACAAGATAAAGGTCTTTTAGATACTTATTCTAAAATGTATAAGCAAAATCCTGATTTATTTAAAGAACCTGCTAGAAAAGGTGGACTAAGGGATATTTTTGGAACTGGTAGACAAGCTTTAGGAGCAGGTGGAATTATAGGAGGTCATCCAGCAGCTGGAGCGGCTATTTTAGGATATCCGCTTTTAAAAAGATTAGGATTAGGGGCCGTAGGCCGAATGGCAGAAACTGGTGCAGTAACTGCATTATCACCAGCAACAAGAGCGCTCATTATGAGTCAGGTATTAAAAGAAAGAGGAAATAAATAATGGCAACTATAAGTTACAGTTTAGAACCAAAATGTATAGATTATTATTGTGATCAAAATGGTCTTCCTTTAATTGCCGGAACTGTAGAATGGTCAAAAGCAACAGATCATGATACACGCAAAGCAGTATATAAAACAGATGTTATTACGCCACCTGCTACAACACCACCTGCATATGATAATCCTCATACTTTAGATTCAGCAGGATCAATGTCAGCTCCATATTATGCAGATGATGAGCCTTATTATATTGAAGTACGAGCTTCTGATACGACATTAATCAAAAGTTTTGATAATTATCCATCTTCAGCTGGAGAAGGACCACCAGTAGTTACTGAATTTGATCCTACTAATTACATATTAAATCCACAATTTAGATTTCATTATCAAGAAGAATATACAAATGATGATCTTGATAGCACATCTTATGTTCTTATAGCTGCTGATAATTGGAATTTTATAAGAAATAATACTAATGCAACAAATACATTAACATTTAATGAATTTGTTTTGGGTCAGACTGACGTTCCTGAAAATCCTAAATATTACTTAAGATATGCATGTACAGCAATTGGTGCTGCTGGTGAAACACGAAAAGATATTGTTTTCAGAATAAGAGGAGTTGAAACTTTATCTGGTGAGACAGTTACAATAAATATGAGAGCTAAAAGTTCTACAAGTTCTCAAATTCAGATTTTAGTTAGACAAAGTTTTGGATCTGGTGGAACACCAAGTACGGCTGTAGAGACATTAACTTTAGAGCAATTAACTACTGAATGGGAAGAATATACAGTAACATTAGTAATTCCAAGTATAAGCGGAAAGACATTAGGAACTAATGATAATGATCATCTTGAAATTGGTATACGTTTACCACTAAACGTTATTAGTGAAGTTGATATAACTAATATGCAATTAAATAAGGGAGATGAATTATTAGAATTTAATTATAAAACATATGAAATGGCTGAAGTTGAGAAGAAAGCTATAGAACTTCCAGATATTACTAATGATGATATACATCTTCCTATATGGGTTGAGACTGACCATTCATATGAAGTTGCACAACATGAGGTAGGACATATTAAAGCATTTGCAACTCCTGATACAACTATAAAAGGATATCTACTTTGTGATGGAACTACTTATCAAGCTGAAGATTATATTCCTGGGACTGATGATAAACTTACATATAGAAGATTATTTAATAAAATAGGAAATATTTATGGAAGCGGATCTGATGGGTTCTTTTGTTATACTTTAGCAGGCTCAGCAACAGATCAATGTATATGTAGAAATGCTAATTCTGGAGATGTTACTAATTGGAGTGATAATGATACGGGATTTTCTTTTTCTACTGTTAGAAATGGTGTTGATTCACCCGAAATGAGTCCTGCATGGGAAGGATCATTTAAAATAAGAGTAACAAATACTTCAAATGGAAATGTTACTGATGCAACTGCAGGGACCGCTCATGTATCTATTTCGATTCATCAACAAGGAACTGCTTCTTTACCAGAAATAACAGATATTACAGTTACTCAAACTGTTACAGGATGGAGCGGTGGTGAATATTTTACAATTCATGGTACTTCTACTTCATTTTATGTATGGTTTCGTGTTGATGGTGTAGGTTCTGATCCAGCACCTGGTGGAACTGGTTTAAGATGTGATCTTTCTTCAAAATATAACGCTAAAAATGCAATAGCATATCAAATTTTAGAAGTATTGAAAGGTGCTGAAATTACACAAATAACATGTAATGCAGCATCTACATTAAGTGGTGGTGAATATTTTAATTTTTATGGACGTTTAGAAAATAGATATATGTGGTACGAAGTTGCAGGTAGTGGTACAGATCCAGCGCCTGGTGGTCAGATAGGTTCTAAAATCGAACTTGACGGAACTGAAACCGCAGCACAAGTTGCTGATAAGACTGTTGATATGATTAATTCCATATATTTTAATGTTCCGAAATATAATGGACTCTTTTTAAGGGCTGCTGATTTTGATGGAAGCATAGATCCTAATAAATCTGGACGTACACCTAATCATGCTTTTGGATACGGATCTGCTGTTGGAACTAGACAGCATGAAAAATTCGAAAGCCATGATCATTCGGCAAGTTTATGGGTAGGCAATGTTGCACATACGGATCATTGTTTTTCAATTGGGCTTAGTACTTCAGATGGAGCTTCTGTTGTTGGAGGTATTGATCAGACGGGCGGTCAAGGTTGGAGAACTACTTTTGCAAGAAGTGGGCAGCAAATTATTGATGTTGCAGATACAGGTGGAGATGAAACCAGGCCTGAAAATATATATGTTTATTACTTTATTAAATATTAAGGAGATAGAAAATGAGACACGATGATAATCACGTAAATCCAGATGCGCCAAGCAATGAGATTTCTATAGTTACAAATAGAGGATGGGAAGTTAACTATGATACTGCATTAACGGCAGATGTAGAGCTTCCTAATTATGCCTGTAAATTTCATATTGGTGGTGGGGGAGATTTAATTTTAGAAGGAGATAATGGAGAGCCAAATCCATATTATAAATTATTAGATGGTGATTATGTAATAGAAAAAAGCAAAAAAGTATTATATCAAGCCGTTATAAAAGGAACGTTAAGAACTACAACAGTAACTTACGTTACCGCTCACGGAGGGCAATAATGGAAGCTAAAAAACGTAAAAATATTTTGCAACAAGAAAATATTTTTTGGCAGACTTGTTTAGAGAAAAGTGGGTCATCTCCTGTATATGATCATTATTGGACTTCAACTCAGGATGAAGGTTATGACATATGGGAAGACGAGTTCGGAGAAAAGTGGACAACAGAGTAAATAAAGATAGGAGAATTTAAAATGGCTATTTTACAGCATCAAATTATTCAAAGACCAGTTGCGGATGTGACAACTTTAAAAGCACTAGATGTAACCCTTTATGCTGATGGAGAAATAATTATAGTAAAAGCAAAAGGTATATATCGTTATGATCCAACATCTTCAGCAACACCTGATGATGATAAAGTTGTTCAACCTTCAGCAGGTCCTGGTCGATGGCTTAGAATGACAGATGCTAACATTGATGAGCATACTGAATCTTTTACAGATCTTGATGATGTAGATCCTGTTTTTTATACGGTAGCAGATGCAATTGTTACCAACAATAGTACTCCTGATGGGTTAGTTGAAGGCGGTGGAACTTTAAGTAGTGCAGGAGCATTAAAAGTAGTATCTGCTGAACTCAGTCTTGGATCAGTCGTGAATGAAATATCTAATGATACGACTTTAGAAGATAAAGCAACAGCTATCGTTACTGAACATGTAGTAAAAGATGTTGCAGATAATAGACAGCCGTTAGATGCTGATTTAACAGCATTAGCTGCTCTAAGCACTGATGGTGTTATGGCTAGAACAGGAACTGCAACTTATGCAACTAGAACTATTACCGGAACATTAAATCAAGTTAATGTTAATGATGGTGATGGCGTAAGTGGAAATCCAATATTATCTACACCTCAAGATATAGCAACTACTTCATCTCCTACTTTTGCAAATGTTACAACTCCAGGTCTTGTCGATGCTGGTTCATTAAAAGGAGCAACCGGAGCAACTGTAACTGAATTTTCAGATGATACAACTTTAGCTGATGATTCAAGTACTAAAAGTATTACTCAGCATGCAGTTAAAACTTATGTCGATAATACATGTGTTGCTTTTGATGGAGATCAAATCTATTGGGTAAGCGGTAATGGTAGTGATACTTTAAATAACGGTAAAAGTGAGAATAGTCCTTTTGCAACATTTGGTAAAGCATTAACTGAAGCAGGATTATTAACTCCAGCAGCTGGAAATGAGATTGCTGTTGTTTGTCTTGAAGGTGGAGATTTCACGGAAGACGCTACTATAGATTCTTATATTCATATATATGCACCGAACGTGACAATTAATGGTCAAATTACAGTTGAAGGAAATGCGTCTATAGTATTAAAGAATTTGAAATATTCTGGAACCGGTGTTGCTTTGACTAGAAGTGGTGGTGGTACAGATGCAGGATTTGCAGCGGCTGAATTAATCTCATGTACCTCAACCGGTGATGCAATAGAAAATGCAACCGGAAGATTAGAACTAGATATTGATAGAGTAGAAGTTAATAACGGAAATGGTTTGCAGATTACCGGTACAAGTATGACATATACCTCGGGATATATTAACTCTATAGTTTGTGATAGCGGTGGAAATTGTGTTGATGTATCAGGCCTAAACGTTCTTGGATTTGGTATGAGTTTTGGCAGATTAAGATCTGATAATGCAGCAGCTATTTCTTTAACTTCAAACGCTAAAGTAAATATAAATGCTGTTGAAGTGAGCGGAAATAGTGCTTATGTTGTTAATTCTTCAGGTGCTGAATTAAATCTATCCGTAACTAAACTATATGGTACTGAAACTATTACTTCAGGAACTGTGAATATAGTAAATCCTTCAGGAGACAGTTCTTTTAATGGGGATATTAAAGCAGCATCATTTGAAGGGGCTACAGGTAATGCTGTTACAGGATTTTCAGATGATGTGACGATGGCTGCTGATTCAACTACATTAGGCGTTACTCAGCATGCCGCTAAGACTTATACTGATAATATAGCTGCCGGAATTCATTGGCAAAAAGCTGTTATAGATGAAGTAGATTTTACAACAGCAGAACCTGGAAGCCCGTCTGTTGGTGATCGTTATATTAATACTGTAACAGGAACGAGTTCTGGTACAGCGCAATCAGTTACTG